TCTAATTCCCTTATTAGAGGTAGCATCTTATTCAGATTTCCTTTTCTTATAATATTTAATTATACGTAAATAGGTTTATATAACAATATCTTACGGTATTATTCCCCTCGGCTAGTTGTGTTTAGTATCAAACACTTTTTTTTATAGATAGATATGCAAAATTTCCCCCTTTTCAATTTCACCTTTTTTTGTATTTGGGGTGGTACTATATGCTAGCACTACACCATACAGCCCCCCCGTCCCCTTCTAGCAAGTTTCATGCCAATTTATTTTGGCACGGTTATTGCATACTATTATATTGGCATGGTTATTGCAAGGATATATCATCGAGAATATATTGAGAAAGTTTGACAGTGAATGTCGAGGGTGGTGCATCCCAAAGGAAATTTACTAAGCCTATTTTATAGAGTGAAACTTGTCGCAACATTGGCTAGTATCCGGTGTTCTAATAACTTTTTGAATATTTATTTTATTAGTACAATCAATAACTTAATAACAATATAAAAGTTGATTGAAATATTTTGTTGCAATCTGTTTTTGGCTGTGGGATAGTTCATCTCAACGGAACAAGTATTGTTGTAAAATACTTAGACGCTCGAGGTACTTTGGTGCTTTAGTTGAGTTAGTCCAAGCATATAAATCTTGTTCAGCGTTAGGATAGCCAAGTAAGGTGAGCCAAGACAGCCAAAGGAACAGTCGAGGCAATGCAAGACACCAGAAAGATACTAACTAACTTTTAATCTAAACTAACTAGCGTAGCTGTGTTCTGAGTGCCTCTTAAGGGTGAACACGTTATAGCTTGCTAGCTGGTTTGGGTTTAACTTAAACGTCTTTGAAATAGGGCGTTTAACTTAAACAATAAGGGTTTGATATTATGAAACAATATGATGACGCTAGAAAGGTGTACGAGATAGGACACAAGTATTACAATGACACTAATAATTGCACAGTAGTTACGACGGCAATAGCGGCTAACGTACCTTACGGAAAAGCTTTCAACCTTCTGAAGTCTTTAGGCAGGAAAACGGGTAAAGGTGTACCGTTTGCACTGATAGATAAACATGTATTCAAAGAGCTGGGTTACAAGCTCATAGAGCAAGGTGACTTATTCACGAGCTGGGGCACAGTATCAACTATTACTACCAAGTTACCTAGCAAGGGCACTTTCATCGCTTATGTAAGTGGTCACGTGTTGACTATCAGGGATGGTGTTGTAATGGACTGGACGGAAGGTAGGAGACACCGTATTAAGAGAGTTTATCAAGTAGTAAAAGATAATTAATTAAAGGGGAATAAAATGTACTACGAATCAGCAGAAAACCACACAATATCTAAACAACGTGCAATACAAGAGCTAGCAAAGCACGGCATTGATGACACTACTGAGTTTTTCAATGACTTAGGCAGTAAAGAAACGTACGACGCGCAAGCCGTGCTAGAATGGTTAGGCTACTAAACTAAAACAAAAGGATAAATAAAATGATTAAAACACTATCAACAAACGAAATGATTAACGAATTACTGGCTGACGAATACGCAGGCTGGACATACGATGAAGCGGAAGCCCTCGTAAACTTCTATGAAGACTTAGAAGACCAGCTAGATGAGGTAATAGAATTCGACCCAGTATCAATCAGATGTGAATGGGTAAGCGCAACGGAAGAAGAAGTGCGGGAAATGTATGACATTGATGGAGATGTCAAAGAATACCTTGAAGACCGCGTCGTGCTTGAGGTTGAAGATAGGCTTCTATTTCTTAACTTTTAAAACAGGCTATAGCGTGAAGCATATCAACTGTGGTATGCTTTGCAGTGTAACCTTACTTAAACAACCAAAAAGGATAAAATAAAATGACTAACAAGAGAAACATTGAAATAGCACGCCAACATCTAGCAAGCGGTAATAAAGAGGCATATATTAAGCTTATGACAGCAGGCATACGCGCGGCAATGTCAGAACGTACCGTTAACGATTTTAAAAAAGCAATGAAGCAAGATGGCTTTTTTAATCTGGATACGCTAACACGAATTTGGGGTGTAAAATGAGATATTACTTATACTTAACAGCAATCACGGGCGTTATGATATACGCTCTATACTCGAGTCTAACGGGTTATCTTGACCTTCCTATAGTAGGCATTAACCAAGCAGGTGAGTGCGCTTATATAGAAACACATGGCGTTAGAAACTATAATTGTGATATGATGCCAAGCAAGTACATAATGGAGAACGTAAAATGAAAACATTAGAACAGATTAGAGAAGAAAAGAAAGAAATTGAACGTCGTCTATTGTTCTTGCAACACAAGGACAGACACACACACGACGACGACCAAGCGTGTTATAATATGAGTCAGGCAATATTGAAATTAGCCAGAGAAATTAGAAACTATGAAGGGGCAAAAAAATGACAAGTAAAGTGACAGCAAAAAAACTACGTATTATTGAACAGATAGACCGAGCTTTGATTGTATTAGATAGGGAAGAGTCGGGTTATGATTATATAGTTGATACAATGTCAGTGATGCAGCTTCAGACTATCAAAGGTGAGCTGTTTGATGAGATATGGTATCTTGAAAACAGACCGCAAAAGATAACAATTAATGGGGAGATAAAACGATGGAACATGAAAAAGAATTAGATGAACTAGACGTGCCAGTATACGAACAGGACAATCACCTCAATCAGTTTTACTGGGACGAATTAGAAACCGAAGAAGTAGATTTGACAGAACACTAAAAATAGTGTACAATAAATTTACTTATTTATATTTATTATTAGGAATTAATTAATTATTATGAATAATCAAGAACAGAGAGAGAGGGGACAGCTGAGTCACAAGATACCTTGTCCTGATTGCGGAAGCGGGGACGGCAACCAAGTATATACCTACGACAACCAGCCTGATGATAGTTACTGTTTTGCGTGCCAGACTTACTTTCCACCTAATGATAACGTAACAAGTATTAAACCAAAGCAGAAGGCTAAGGAAATGAACATAGATTATAGTAAACTTCCCTTTCGCGAACTATCGGATAGAGGTATAAGACAAGAGATAGCTGAACTTTATAATGTTAGGGTGGCATTGAGCGAGGTAGATGGCAAGACAATCACTCACCATTACTATCCAGATACTAAGAATGGAGAGGTTACAGGTTACGAGGTCAGAGAGGTAGCAACAAAAGACTTTAAAGCGTTAGGTGATAGAAAGGGTGCTGTTGATTTATGGGGTAAGAACCTAGCTAGTAAGAATGGAAGTAACAAGCTGTTCATTACGGAAGGTCGATGTGATGCTATGGCATTGTATCAAGTTATTACGGATAACACGCCAGCCAAATACAAACAATACCTTCCTTCGGTAGTATCACTAACACGTGGTGCGTCATCTGCATTAAAAGATATGGTTAATAATAGGGATTTTGTAGAGAAGTACAACGAGGTAATCTTAGTATTAGATAACGATGAAGCTGGGAACAAAGCAACGAAGGATATTATTAAATCCTTTCCACTGTTTAAGGTCGCAAATCTACCACTAAAAGATGCTAATGACATGCTGTTAGCCGACAGGGGCAAAGAACTATATCAGGCAGCAGTATGGGACAGTAAGCCTATCAGACAAGGTGAAGTCTTGGACATTGAAGACTTTATCGACAAGGCATTAGAGAAACCTAAGATGGGTATCAGTTTCCCTTGGGATACAGTAACGAGAGCTTGTTTCGGTATCAGACCTAACACCATCCATATAGTAGGAGCAGCACCTAAGATTGGTAAGACAGACCACCAGCACCAGTTAGTAGAACATCTGGTTTATAGTGAGAGTCAGAACGTAGGTATGTTTGACCTTGAGAACGCACCAGCTAAGACAGCTAAGAAGTTAGCAGGGAAGCATGACAGGATAGACTATTCAAGACCTGATGTTAGCTATGACCCTGAAATGCTAAAGCATACGTTACTATCAATGCAAGGTAAGGTGAGGTTCTATGATAGAAGTGCAAGCCGTGATTGGCAAGATATAAGAATAGCTATGGAAGAGATGCACTTGCTAGATGGTATTAACATATTTATCCTAGACCCACTTACTGCATTGGTTAGTATGTTTACAGCAAGCGAGGCGAACGACAAACTAAACGAGATAATGACAGACATGGCAGACTTAGTAATGAAATATCCAATCACTATCTTTTGTTACAGTCACGTCAATCCTAAGCCTAAAGGTTCACGCTCACATGAACAAGGTGGTAGGGTGTTGAGCCATGAGTTCACAGGCAGTAGAGCAATGGAGAAGTGGGCACACTATGGACATGGTATAAGCAGGGATAGAAGCCCTGATTGTCCTGAAGAGAAGCATAACATTAGTGAGTTTTATATGCTATTTGACAGAGATTTTGGACAGAGTTATAGTTGTGATGTGTACTTCGATGAGAAGACAATCACGTATTTAGAAGTATGATGTTTGGGTATATAGGGCACGTAAGAGCTATGAGTTTTCAACGAGACTTAAAGAAGGGAGAAGCGATAGAGTTGGAGGTACTTGATATTATAAAAAACAAGTATCCAGATGCTTACAAGGTGGAGGGATACTGCAAAGACTGGGACTTATATATACCCAGCATAAAGCAGGGTGTCGAGGTTAAGTATGACATTAAATCCCAAGAGACTGGGAACATCGTAGTAGAAGTAGAGTTTAACGGTAAGCCTTCTGCCCTATCCACAACTAAAGCCTATAGGTGGGTGTTCCACACAGGTGATAAGATAATAGTGACCACACCAGAAAGGTTGCACAAAGTTATCAAAGATAATAAACTTAGGTTAGTTTCATTCGTAGGTAAGGGTGATAGGCATAGCAAAAAAGCCTATCTTATAAAGGTAGACTTGATAGTTGGCACAAGCATAAAGGTTTTGTAATGAATTACGTATTTGACATTGAAGCAAATGGCTTAAACCCAGACAAGATACATTGTATGGTGGCTAATGGTAAGCAGGTACAAAAAGACTTCTTTGTTAATCTAACAGAAGATGATGTACTTATCGGGCATAACATTATTCGGTATGATGTACCAGTGCTAGAGAAGTTATTAGGCATTAAGATTAAAGCTAAGCTAATCGACACACTAACATTAAGTTGGTATCTGTTTGCTGAACGTAACAAGCATGGGTTAGCAGACTGGGGCGAGGACTTTGGAATACCTAAACCAGTTATAGATGATTGGGATAACTTGACAG